TAAGAATTTTATAAACATTTAATATGCGCCTATTATTTTCGAATTGCGCCTAGTTTTGTTACACAATTCGACAAATATTCGAATTAATGTGCATTATATTACACTTTTTGTCAAATTTTATACCCTTTTACGTATAAATGTTGTAAAAAGTGCAATATTATACCTTTTCGCATATAATTAATAATATCCTACAAAGAACTTCTTAATCTTCTGCCAGAATGTAGGCTGTTGATCTTTAAGCAATTGTGCTTCAGGTGGTATAGTTGTATGAATGTGTGTTGTATCAAAGAACTCTTCTCCTTCCCATTCATCATATATACGTAATCCAAGATTAAGCTCAAACATACCTAACGTCATTTCTGCTCTACCCTTATTACATTTAAATGTTTTCTTAATAAGTGGAATAGCTAGCTTACGCCATGCTTCTGTTTGTTCTGTTGTCAATGTATACACTCTCCAGAACTCTGGTGTGTTCATTGCGTCCTCATAGGTGAGTCCTATCATTTCCATTTGCATAGAGACCAACTTCCTGTTGATCTCTTCTCTTTGTTTTTCTGATCCTGCCATAATATTTTTATATGCCATTAAAATAAACTTAATTGATTAGCGATTATCACTGGTGCTTTCTTACCCTTATAATTAATCTTGTTAACTATAGTGTTAGCTCTCTGTATATAATAAGAATGATTAATATTATCTAGAGAGTGTGTAGGTTGAAGATGATTACATACAGTCATCACCCAATCACCAGCTTCCACTTGTGATACAGATGCAGCGATTGATGCAGAGTCTGCATTCTTAACTTTGAAGAGTTTTTCCCCATCATTTGATACGTAATATCTAATAAGCTTGTTGTAGACTTTAGATCTTCCCTTAGATCTTCCTTCGAAATGGAAATCTCTTGTAGCTCGTTGCCGCATTGCAAAATCATATATATTTCCATGATTGCGAATAGTATCAGCAACATCAGTCCCACTGATGAAATATTGCTCAAGTGCGATAGGTACCACACGAGCAGACTTATTCTTATGAAGCTCAAAATCAGTGAGAAAATCACCTTTCTTCTTGACTGCTCCATTTGTTTTAACTGCAAGGTAATCATTGACTGTTGAGAAGATAATCTTGCTATAATCTGTTCTTTCGAGTTCATATGCTGTTAAAGTTTCCCACCATTCATTAATAGTGTACATCTGTTCGATGTGTGATTTCTTAATCCTAATTGTAACACCGTCTGTATTAGCTGATATAACATGTATACCTGCTAGTTCATACGCTTCAATAAGCATAAGGAGGCTAAGCTCACCAGTAATAGTAGTGAACATAGTATATTGCCTATCGTAGATCCAGGATTGCATATCAGATGATTTACCGTATACAGAATTGACAGCAAGCTTAAGAGCACCGACAATACCAGCAATGCGTTTATCTTTCTTAGCTTGAGGTTTGAGTTCCAAACGTCTATCGAACATCTTCTTATACCCAATAAGAAAAGATTTCCCAAGGTGAGCAGGATATCTGCTATTATTAATGCCAATAGCGGGATAATAACTACTAACATCCCAATCAATAATCTCATATTCCTCATCCGCTTCAAATACCTCAGGTTTATTCTCAGTATGGAGACCACCCTTTGCGAAAGTGTACGTGTTGCCATAAAATTCTATGCTTTCTTTAAAATCGTCATTTAATCCTAACACTAGCTTGTTCATTCTCTTGAGAAAGTCTATTAGCTGAGGTGTCATGAACTTGACGTAGTCAGCTATACAATACTTCACTTTAATCTCCTTACGAAAGAATCCTTTCTTTGGTAGTTCTTTAAGCTCTATATTCTTCTCTTCACAATAATACTTCTTAATCATTTCATCACCAATCTTACTATCAGAATAATTAAGACATGGTATACCAAACTCTGCTTCAATATCTAGCCTTAGCTCGATTTGATTGTTACCCTCATATAATGGGTGCTTAGTATCTCCTGTTGTCACCTTATAGAATTCATAAGTGGCGTAAACATCATTACGACAATATTCTCTTGTGACTGCAATATCTTCTTGAGTCATATTCTCCTTGGTGTAGTGAATAGGCATCTCTTCGATGTTCTCAAGATCCATCTCAAACTCTAGTCTCTTCAGGCTAACCATACGATTCTTATTGTCGTAATGATTAATCTTAAATAGATCTATTTGTTTAAGGGTGAGTGCATCTTCTCTGTATTCAGCAAATACATCATAGTTAGCATCATGTATTACATCTTGGGCTTTCTGTGCTATCTTAGCACATAGTTCTAAACGTGGTACATCATGCCAGTAATCATAACTACGAATAATCCACTCAACTATTTGACTATCGAAGCGTAGGTTGTTATATCCCACCCAATAATAATCTTTATGCTTACTTATGTAGTTCATGAATGCATCAAGACTGTAATGCCATCTGCTCACCATGAACTCTCTACTGGTGTCCTCTTCAGGATTGTAGATGTTAATGAGGAATAACTCCTCCATTGTCTCGATGTCGTATATTAATACTTTCATTTCTTTGTTGTTCTATCAATAAACCAAATAGTTATTCTCATAATAAAGACAACTATCTTAAATGTAAAGTCTTCGAACCATCTCATGAGTACGTAGTTAAAAAAGGGAGCACATTACATGCCCCCATTATGATTAGTATTCTAATGCAGTCCTAGTACGATTAGTAGGTATATTTTTAATACCATACTTCTTCAAGAACTCCTGCTTCCTATGTGTGTAAGATAGCTCCAGTTCTTTTCTGTGTTGTGCAATAGCTACAGCTACTGTGGTATTGATATCTATATGTACCTCTTTACCGTTCTCTATTATTATCATATCTCTATTTCTAATGTTTTAAGAATCTCTGCTCCTTTATAAGCACGAGGTTTGATATCTGCTCTACCATATACATTGATCTCACCACTAGATGATCTACTGATGTTGATATATATCTTACGAGATTTCTCTTTTAAGAATAAATCAAGACCATTAGTCTCACCTTCTGTGTATTTACCATCAATAGACCAACTGTAACCTGTAGTGCCCACCCATCCAATGATAGCTGATTCACCCATTGTTTCATTGATGGCAGCGATTACCACCTTACTACCTGCACGTGTAATTACTTCGTAACCATGTGTGCTGTACTGTTCTAAATTAAAGTTTTGCTTTTTCATTTGGTTTAATTATTAAAAGATTTGTTTTTAATTACATTAACTTTTACGGTTGTGAAGTTAAGGATATCCAGCCTGTTAGAATGTATTTACTCTGTGTATGACTAACTTGTCCACGGTGTGTGTGAGTCCAATCAGCAGGGAAGAATAATAACTTACCTTGTTCTGCTGGTTCTATATGTTTTTGAAACATAAACTCTGTACCACCGTCTTCAACATCATTCAGATATACCATCCATACAAATAGCCTAATCTTTTCTTCTGTCGACTCATAATGCCAAGCTTTAAAGCCTTGGTTTGGTAGATATCTTTGAATATTATATCCATCAACTTCTACTGTAGTGTTTAAGAATATAGGAAACTTATCCATATATCTATACATCTCATCAACCATCTTATCAACAATATCAGTGAGTCTATCACCATACAATCTATCAACTATATTCTTAGTGTCATGATATACATAAAAGTCTGATGAGTGTTTAACATCGTGGTTTATTCCTCCACCAATGTATCCATCAATTGCATATCTATCATTAGCCTCAAATATGTTAATAATCTCCTCACATTCTTGTTTAGTGAGGAGATCTTTTCTGTGTATGAAATCTACTAGTTCCATTGTTATTTAATTATCGTCTCCATCATATCCATCCTCCATGATATTAATACCCTCCATTAGTTCATCATTGGTTATCCAATCAGGTAATGGCGTACCTTTAGATACATGCTTATCGTTGTATGTCATTAGTCTGACTTCTTCGATGTCTGTATCTTCGTACGGTGGATTATAATAATCACCTAGATCATATGAATGTATCCAATTTACTTTAACTTCACACCATTCATCATCTATTGTAGGATGATAGCATGTTACGTATGAATGTCCTGTTATCTGTGTCATAGTAATGATAAACATATTAAAAATACAATAATACATAAAACTGACCAGAATGTAACATCAGCTGATAAATCACTTGACGACTTTTTCTTTCCTTGATCTCTCATCGTTTCTCTATAAGTCTACCATGTGATGTATATTTACCCTTCTCCATGTTATCAACATAGATGTCCTCGCTTGCAATGATTCCAAATTCTTTATATTTCTCATGTTTAGTAGCATGCATCTCAGACTTACCTTCTATTCTAGCTGTAGTTACATACACAAATATAAATAATATAAATCCTATAATCATTACAATTAAAGATGCAATCCATGACCACATCTCTAATTTCTTTCGTAACTCTAATGATATCACTAGTCTAATAGTTTGGATGCTAAACTACGTCCCACTTGATCTTCAGGATTCTTACGACCACGCT